TGAGCGGTTTGTTATACCTCCTGACTCATAAAATGGTCAAATGAATGTCCTAAAAAAAATTTGAAAAGAAAGTCTTTGATAGTCTCTGTAAAGTGTGTAAAATTAACTAGAAAGTTTGGAGATAGTATGAGTGTTAATCTGCCTACCCATTGGAAGCCATCTAAGGTTAGAGCTATAGAGTTATTGGTCAATCAGCCTACTGCACGCATTAAGGATGTTGCGGAGGAATCAGGTGTGTCTGCTGTGACAATCCACAAGTGGTTAAAAGACCCAGAGTTTGTTGAGGTGTTCTACCAGAAGTATATGATATCATTTGGGTCGAAGTTACCCTCTGTATTAAATAGTATGATACGAGAGGCGGAAGCTGGGAACGTACAAGCTGGAAGATTGGTGTTGGAACACTCTGGAAAGCTAATTAAGCGTGTGGAAGTAGCTAATCACCAAAGCCCATTTGAAAAATTCCTTAATACTGAAGTCACTAGTGATGTGGAGATAGAGCCTGACGAGGCTGAATATGTGGATATTGAACCTCAGATAGAAGTTCTGCCACGCAAACCACAACAAGTTATAGATTCTATAAAAGTTCAACATCAATCAAAGAACGACAAAAGAAAGACTGCCAAAGAATGGAGAGAACGAGCCATGGCTGTAGGTATTCCTATTTTGCCCAGAGGTCGAAAAACTCCATCTCAGAAAAAAGAATGGCAAAAGCTAGTAATTGCAAAAGAAAAAGAAGGGGGCATTTAGCCCCCCACTATTTACTTTATATCTACTTTTTGTTTCTTAGGAACAGTAGGTTCTTTCTTAGGTATCTCAATTCTTAAGACACCATCCTCAAAGTTTGCAGATATATTATCCGTATCCAGTAAATCGCCAAGTTGAAACGACCTTCTAAACGATGAATGCTTTAGTTCTTTACGTATGTACCGAACATTATCATCATCTAATTGGTGTTTGTCTCCGCTAATACTTAAAATGCCATCTTCTATATCTATATTTAGGGCATCTTTGTTTAAAGAAGGGATTTCTGCAATAATTACAATACTATCATCATAATCTGCGACATCTACTTTAGGGAATGAACCTTTCTCAAACGATATCCCAAAATCTTTTTCAAATTCTGGGAATTGAGTACTAAGAAGGTTGTCAAACATTCTATCAAAGGGGGTTAAAAACTCATTTCGATTGAAATGAAGGGGTACTTTTGCTATTTTCATAATAACTCCTATATGCTAGTTAATTTAGTTGTCCTCACATTGAGCAACAACATACCTAAATTTACTAAAAATGAGAGTTTATGCCAAGTCTTTTCGTTTAACTACTCTTTGGGTTTGATGAGAATTACATTCTGGGCATTGGTCTTCGTCTTCTAGGATAGAACTTAGTGTCTTCCAAGACCAAGAGCATGATTTACAATACCACATTGCTATATTATACCCTCGCACTAGTTTTTCTCCCAGTTTTCTAGCTCCGCAGATGCTTTTACAAATTCTTCCATAATTTCATCGTTAGTTGGCATCTTAAAATCTTGTGCTTGTTCTATCATACTGTTAGAAGCCTGTACAAGTGATGCTAATAATTGGTTATTCGCTAATTGTATCTCTGACAAATCTGTTACTCGTCTTTCTAAGTCTCTTATCAATGATTCTAGTGAGTTGAGATAACTTAGAATGTCTTCTACCTGTTCCATGTCAACTTTCCTTATATTTATTGACATAAACTAGTAACAATTATGTTTGTAATACAAATTTTCTTTTGACAGATACTGCTTGTTTTGTTTTTCTTCTAAAATCTGCGTTGATTTTATTGCGAGTCCTATCGTCAGTAGAGATAAATGGTCTAGCTTGCGTTGTAGGTACTTCTCCATTATTATGCCAGACACCATATTGTATAATATCCATAGTATTTTTATTAGCTTTTATACTATTATACAATTTGCCACTAGCTTTTAAGGGTGGGTCTTCTGGGTATCCTTTGATTCTTCTCCATTTTTTCGTAGAGCTTTTAATCGCAGGTAAGCCTTTATCAATGTTTTGTTTAGAGCCTGTCTCTGTTCCTTGAGCGTATTCATTTAAATACTCCTTTATAATCTTAGGCATTGCTCTGCCTAGTTTCCCAAAACTGTAATTAACTTCTATCCGTAACTTCATTTACTTCCTGTTCTACAATTTGTTCATTAAATGATTTGTTTTCTTCAATAATAGCTTGAGCTTGTGGTAAACTTAAATCCTTATTCTCTCTTACCATTATCTTAGCTTGAGTAATTAGATTTTGTTTCAGGTCGAACTCATCTTTAAGAATTTGGTCTTGTACTGTCTTAGGGTACTCAACTTCATAAAAATCAATGCCAAACTCTTCAGGTAAAGAAATACCATTATAGCCAGCAATAGTTCTTTCAATATCATACAATTCTTTCTCATACAGTCTCCAAAGAGAAACATCGTCATAGTAATCTTCTTTTCTCTCCATGTCTTTAACCATAAGAGAAATACCACTAGGAACTTCTCCACCTGATTCAGCCCATTGTATCCATAGATGGTTATTAGATGCCACAAGTTCTATCTGAAATTTAATATTTTGGATAGCTTCCATAATATTACCATTAGGACTAGTGATATTGTAAACACCATCATCTCCCATATCAAGAATAGTATTAGAACCAGCACGAACCATATTTTGGTCAGCATTCAATCCATTAACCCAAGGTTGACCAAACATATTGAATCTTAGTCCAAGATTCATCTCTGTCATGCTGATATTAACCTGCTCGTTACAATTAATAATATCATTAGCACCTTCTACAAAGAAAGAGTCTATTTGGTCTTCTCTATGAGTGAAAGCAAAAGGAAGTATGCCATATGGATTATCTTTTTCATTCTGTATATCACCATCTTCATTCATAATGATATATTTTTCAGAATCCCAGTATTCCCATTGCAAACCTTCGTTATCTGATAAATCTGCTGTTTTATTAAGTAATGGGTATATAATTGCTGTTGGTTTAAAAGGATTCTCATCAAAATAGGCTTCAAAGTAATAAATAGGTCTATAATCAAACTTACCATCATTCCAATATACTCTATTGGCAATCGTACCTAATAATCTAGTCATTCTTTCAGAATGCTTCATTCTAACATCTTTTGTTGGCGTTAGTTCAAGATATTTTTCATTCTCTACATTTCTTTTAGCACCTAAAGTATATATGCCACTTACCTTATTAATAAATTTTCTTGTAAAGTTTTGAAGAGCTGGTGGTATTTCACTAAAAGCATCTCCCTGAAAGTAAGGTCTAATGTATTCTTCAGTAGAAGTACCAGAGTAGTAATCAAGATATTTCCTAATTTCTTTTCTTCTATACTGTGATTTTAACAACTTAGCTTCACTAAGTCTATCTTTAATTACTTTATCTATCATCTTTGTATCCTTTTCATTTCTCTGTTTTTCATTGGAAATCTATTAATTATAAAATATCTAAAAGCATCGTTTCCATGGTCATGATAACCATCTTTAATTGGCTCTTCTTTAATTGGTTTGCCATCTTCTGATTCTGGGTATCTATATTCTTCAAAATCTTCAATGACCTCTTTACAATTCTTATCAACATGGACTCTTCTTATGCCATCAGCACTCTCAAAGAACCCTCTAGTATACGAAACACTATTAACAATATTCCTACTCATTCTATCTTTTGTAGATAGCACTCTTATTCCACTTCTTCTAAATATCTCCATATCCCCAGCACCACTTTGCCCCTGAACATTCGCACCAGCAGGGTCACCATAGTAAGACATAATTGGGTATCCCTTAACCTTAATCATCTTAATTAAGTCTTCTGTTTTAATATTGTGCTTGTGTAGTATGCAGTCAAATACTCTTATATGCTCAAATTCGCCATCATATTGGGTCTGTATGAAGAGAACTGCTGGTTGTCTATACCCGAAGTCAATTGTACAAAATGTAGGCAAATTAGGGTCATATGGGAAGTCTCCCACATCTTTATCTCTATGGAAATCCCAAACTTTTCCTTCGAATACAGAAAACTCTGCACCAAACTCTTGCCCAAACAATTCCTTAGACATATTTCGTTTGCGTTCTATGATAGCAGAATCATTTTTCCCCAGAGGGAACTCATGTTGATTTTTCCATGATGGAGATGTATAACTATTCCACTCATCATCTTGTTTACCTAATTTGTACAAATCATATATCCAATTTCTGCCTTCAGGTGTAGTAATAAAAATAACCTTACCTTTTCTACCAGCAACAGTAGGAGATAAATACATATCCCAAATCTTCTTATTCATCTTGGCTACCTCATCAATTACAAGTAGGTCAAGACCTTCGCCCACTAATGAATCCGCATTATCTGCTGACATTCCTTCTACAGTAGTTCCCCACTTAAAACGAATGTACATATCTTTTTCAGATGCTTTGTCTATATCTTCTCCATGACCAATAACCATTCTCTGCCATATTTCTCTAAATATAAGTCTAGCCTTACGATAAGACATACCCACAACCCAAATACGCTTATTTGGTTGGGATGCTACATAGGTAGCTTCCATAGCACTAGCCCAAGTCTTACCAAATCTTCTGCCACATACAATTACATGGAATCTGGCATCCTTCTTTTCAGGGTAGTGTAGGGCTAGTTGCCCTTGATGTGGTTCGTAATTAAGGTACTTGAACCACTTTCTCTTAAATTCATAATTTTTTTCTTGCATTAGAATAGTGTTTTAAGTTAGTTTATGATATACATATTATGCAAGGGAATTTTGCATAAATTAACCAACTCACTCAAGAGGTAAAAATGTCAGAAGAAAAGACCATCGAGCCAGATGTAAAACAGGAAGTCGACACTAAAGTCGAAAACAATGTACAAGATGCTATTCCACGCTCAAGACTAAATGAAGTAATCTCACAAAAGAAAGAACTTGAAACAAAGTTAAATGAGATGAAAACGATAGTAGAGGAAAAGCAAAGGGCAGAACTTGAAGAACAAGGTAAGTTATCTGAACTAAATTCAGTATTATCGAAAGAAAACGAAGAGTTAAAAGTAATTAAAACTCAGTTCGAATCTCAAGATACTAGATTAAGGAATGATGCTTTATCAAGACTGCCAGAAGATAAAAGAGAGAAATTCTCTAGTTTACCTACAGATTCTCTTTTAGATGTAGTTGAAGAGTTATCATCTATTAAAAGCAATCCACAAAATAATGTTGGAACTGTTTCTAGGAAAGATGTTGACTTTAAAAGTATATCTAAAGAAGAGCGTAGAGATAACTGGAGTTCTATTCTCAATAATTTTAAAAGATAACTTAAGGAGTAAACAAAATGGCTTTTACAGACCCATTTGACGTAAATGTTCACTCAGGAGGTACTGGAGCAGTAACACCAAATATTGCTGACCAGTTTATCCCTGAAGTTTGGGGGCAAGCTATATTAGAGGCTTTCCAACAAAAAATAATGATGAAGAATGTCGGAATTGATTTGTCACCAGAAATTGCAAATCAAGGCGATAAGATTCATCTACCACACATTGGTGTTCCAGCACTTAGTGCTTTTACACAAGGTGGTGAGATATCTGCTGATGTAACAAGTGCTGGTAGCATGACAAGTGATGAAACATCTTTAACTGTTTCTGAGTATAATGTAGGTTCTGCTTACATTCCAGACATTGTTAAAGTCCAGTCTAACTATGACTTGATGGAAATCTATGCAAAACAGTTAGCATATGCTTGTGCTAGAGGTTTTGATAACTTCCTACATTTTAAAGTAGCTGAAAATCTACAAGGTTTACTTGCTAGTGCTACTGGTGCAATCGGTGGAGATGCCGACACATCAATGCACGTGCAAACTACTGGTAGCGTTCTTTCTCAGGGTAACTTAACTTCATTAATGGGGTTAATTCTTGGAGAAACTGGTGATACAGAAGGTTGGAATCTAGTATTGTCTCCAGAAATGTATGCAAGTTTAAACTCGCTTACTAGCTATTCTGAAGGTACTCAAGCAACATTAGGTGCTGAGTTTGGAAGAACTGGTAATGCTGGTGCTATTCTTGGTATGCCTGTTTGGATTGCTCAGTCTCCTTACATGGGTTCTGCTTCTGGTGGAGCTGATGTAAGTGCTGATGCATCTAAAGGTATTAAAGCTCTTGCTGACCTTGAAACATCTGGCACAGACGATAATGATATCGTTTATGGCTATGCAATTCATGAATCTGCTCTTTACTATGCTTTCTCTAAGGAAGCTAAGATGCAGGCTTCTTACAGACACTCTTACCTATCTACACTCGTAACTTGCGAGTCTGTATATGGTGGTGCTGTTAGAAATGCAGATGCTGATGGTGAAAGACGAATCTTTGGATTAGTTGATTACGAATAAATTACTTAACAGTAATTAAAATCTTGGGGGGAGTTTATTCTCCCCTCAAGCAACCAAGATACCCATGAGACAGCCAAGCTCGGTAAGGTATCATAACTCAGGAGAAAAAATATGGCAGACTTACGCAAATACTCAGTAAATGAATCAAATAACATAGGACTAGGACAAGCTGGTTGTTTATTCGAAGATGGCACAACTGCTATCTCAGGCAAAAAAATAGTTGCCATTCAATTCATTGCTGATTCAACATTTACAACATTAACACCTGAAGATTCTTCATATGTAGGCACATCAGGTGGTAACGGAGATGCAATAGACTCCTCCAACTCATTTCCTGCTGGAGTAGTTATTTTTGGTAGATGGACTGCTTTTACATTAGCAAGTGGTTCAGTTATAGCATACTTAGGGTAAGTCTATGCTAGGATTAGGCAACATCCTTACAAAAGGTGGGGCATTACTCGGCTTTCCCAATAAGTACTCCTTCAATTTCGATGGTTCTAATGATTATTTAGAAGTACAAGATAAATTAGAAAGTATTTTTCAAGCATCGTATTCTATTTCATTTTGGCTTAAAGCAGATGATGGACAACCATCTTCAAACCAATCTTTATTTGGATATAGAACAAGTGCTAATGGCAGTATAAATAATACAGTACAAGGTAAATTATTAACTAATGGAAAATTGTGGTTTAGGTATGGAGATGGAACTAATAATTCTGATGCACAAACAAATAGTGCTGTTTTTTCAGATGGTGCAACAGATTGGACTCATATCGCTATAGTAGTAAGTGAAAGTGCAGACCAAATATATATATATGTAAATGGCTCTGCTCAGACTCTTAATGGCACATTAGATGGAGATACATCTTCTTTAACATTTAGTAATTTTGGAGCAGGTAACAATTTTCCTATAGGTGGTAGAAATAATTTAGGAACAGTTGGAGAGTTTTTTGGTGGTGAAATTGACGAAGTAGCAATCTGGGATACTGCCCTTGATGCAAGTACCATTGCAAAGATTGGCTCTAAGGTAGTAGACCTAACAAAATACTCAGCATCCAACCTTAAACTATGGCTCAGAGCAGGGGATAAGGTAGAACCAGAAACCTCAATCGCCAGAAGTGACTTCTATACTGATTTTGATTCAACAGACGATTACATTAATGTAGGCTCAGATGCTTCTTTAGATGATATTTGGACAGGTGGTGGAACATTAACAGGGTGGATAAATATTCGTTCTTTAGGAGAAACTGCAGGAATGCTTACTGTAAAGAGAGGTTCTGATTCTGGATGGTATATAGTTCCTATAGATGTAAGTGGAGACACTTGCCAGTTAAGGCTTGTAGTTCGTTGGGATAATTGGGCAGTATGGGAAACTACATCAAGAGATATAACATTTAATGAGTGGATTCATATTGCTGTTTCTTATGATAATGGCTCAACTTCTAATAATCCTACTATGTATATTAATGGAGTGAGTGTTGCTGTTACAACGACAACTGCACCTTCTGGTACTTATGAATCTGATGCTTCAGATGAGTTATACATAGGTGGTGAAGCAGGAGCTTTTACTACTGATGGTGCTATATCCAACCTTACACTTCATAAGACAATTTTGGATTCTCAAACCATTTCACAGATGGCAAAGAGCAGATTTATTCCCATGAGAGACAACAGATTTTCTGTAGTGGATTTTGATGGTAGTGGTGATTATATCTCTACAAATGCTGATTCTACATTAGCAGATGCTACTTATACATTTTGGGCGAGGTCTACTCAAACAGGTGCTAATAAAGGCGTATTTGGGCATGGAGGTCAAGATAGAGGTGCTTTTCATTTTAATTTTAGTTCAGACAGACCATTATTATATATGGGTGCTAATCGCTTTAGATATTGGAATGATAACTCTGCACAAGATGATGGTGCTTGGCATCATTGGGCAGTTGTATTGGATGCTGATGATATGACAGGATGTAAATTATATGTAGATGGAGTAGAACAAACAGTTAGCCAAACAACTAATAGTGGTGTTTATAAAGCATACACCACAGGACTTAATATAGGTAGGGCTGATTCATCTTATGTATGGGAAGGCTCGATGGCACAATTTTCAGTTTACTCTGATTTAAAAGATTCTGACTTTATTTACGCACAATGGTCAAAAGGTATTACAGCGAACTTTTCAAGCGATGCAAACTTATCTGCATACTACAGAATGGGTTCAGACACAAGTAAGGCATATCCTACTATAGCAGATTCAAGTTCTAACTCAAACGATGGTACAATGACTTCAATGGCATCAGATGACATAGTACAGCAAATGGTTGCAGGTTATGACATGGGGGCATTTGAGAGTAGTTCAGAAGAGTTGGGT